GAAATACGAGAAGGAACAGAAGAATTTGTCTCCGGAGATTTTCGTCGAGTTTTTAACAGAAAATCTCATACATAAACACGAGTGTCCTCGGGAATTGGCTCCGCAATTGGCATCTACCATCATCGCGAAAAAGAAACGCGTATCCGAGGGCGAGTACGCGGTCGTGGAAATACGTCCCACGTTGGCTAAAGGCGTCGGGGCGGATGAAACCATGCTTTCTGACCAGGAGAAAGCCCAGATTGAAATAGAAGCGGATGTTCGCAAAAAAATCCTCTATTATCGACGCATCAGAGACAACTGGGTCATCGATCCGACCATCCAGGAAGAAGCCTTTATAGACAACAATACTCTCTTTTGTAATATCGGCAAATCGTGTTATAAAAACGCGAAAAACTCCGTATGCGAAACCGACGACGACGCGGCCTCCAGAATGCGCGATATCTACAACAGAAAAATGATGGACGAATTCGACAAACGCTACGAAATCAATGTCGAGGAATTGGAGAAAAAACTGGAGAAAAACATGGAATACCGATTGCGAATGTTGAGTAAATTGCAGGTTCTTCGAGAAATTCAACTGTATAAAGCGAACAATTTGGCGTACGAAATCGGCGGTTACGCCAAAAACACCGACGACCTAATTCTGTCTCCGTATTTGCATCTACGCGATCTCATACTAGGCCAAGACGATTTCTCAAAGAAACAGGGAGATATATCTCGTTTCGTAGAGGGATTTTGTAGAGAACCAATGGTCGCCGAAATGAACGAGAGCCCGAATTGGCTGTACTGTAAAGAAAGCAACACCAAACTCTTCCCCTTTTCTCTCTATGAATTGGCCGACGTTTTTGTCGGTGGCGGAGACTACTCGCGCAAATTGGACGAAGTCTGTAATTCGGTTGGTGTTATCAGTGATGACGGCGACGCCATCGTCGACAAACACAGCGGATACATCCTTCGTAAACTGGAATTCGATACGGAAGAAGGATTTGACGAAAGCGGGTTCCGTATCACTACCCACGATATCATCGAACAAGATTTGGGAACGGTCATTATGGAAGCAATCGGTAAAAAAGAACAGCCCGTCTTTGAAAACGAGACGAACCAGATGATCTACAACGTTTTCTCGAAAATATGCGAGCACATTGATATACCGATCGAAGGCATCTACGATTTCGTTATGCGCGTCTCCGGAGAACTGATAAACAAAAATATTATCAAGAAGGAAGTCTACGAAAAACGCGCGGCGAAAACCGAGAAGGAAAAGGGGGTTCAAATGAAACCGTATGCGACGTATAAAAACGAAACCGTAATTTATATAATAGGTGTGGTGGTTCTCGTTTCTATACAGACCGCGATCCCGTCTTTCCGGACGAAGAAAACGTTCCCGGGTTGTGTGCGTTCGTTCAGTGGATACCCTTTCGACGGAGGCGTGGAAGATATGACAGGTCTGAAATATATTGCGTGTGTGTTGAGCAAAACCGCCGACAAATCTGTAGAAACCTGGGAAGCCATTAAATCCGTCAAAGTCGAGACTTTGGTCAGTCGTCTCAAGAAAATCATTGAAGAATACATTATGAAAAGAAGCGACATCACAGAACTTTACACTAAAAAACAAGAATATGTTCTCTTGAACCCCGAAAATATAAGTGTAGAAGAACACAGTATCGAAAAATGGCTGCGATTTATGCCGCCCATTGTTTCCTTTGAAGTCAGCAAATCGTTGACGAATATAAGCAGCGATTTTCAGAGCGATCTTATAGACGTCATGCGAAAAGGACACAAGGACCAGTTCTCATCTATCGAAGTTCTCAAAAGTAAATTAATAAAGTACAGTTACGGTATCATCGAAGTCGTCAACAAAATAGTGAAAACGAAAAACCTGGTTTTGAAAACCATGACGAACATACCGTTTCTAGAGAACGCCTGTTGCAATGAAACCAACCTGACGAACCCCTACCGATATTTCGACGAAAACAGCGAAGGACAAATTCAACAGTATACTTTCATCGCTAAGAAGATTGCGGTTCTGTTGAATGACGTCAAGACAATATCCACAGCTTCGCTCTTATACGATCCCACATTCACCGGAATTATTTATCCGGCGACACCTTCGGGACAACTCGAAGAGAACATTTACGAGATGGTTATACGTTACTGTAATCTAGACAACGAGAAACCGATCCCCCTTGATTTCCAGGGTATTTTAACAGAAAAATTGCCCAATTACAAGAAGGACATGTCTATCCAAGAGAAAATCGAACTCTTTAAGCGAAACGGGAAACAGTTTGGTGTTGAAACTCTACATCAGATTTTGAGAATAGTTTATGGGAAAAATATTGTCCATGTTGAGAACCGGGAAGCATTTAGCGAAATTGAAGGGTTCAAAGAAATACTGGATTACCTGGATAATTGCAATTCCATTGTTTTCGAGGATCCTCTTCGTAGGAAACTACACGCCGTAATCGATGATTACCGGGAGAAAACGATGATGATGAAAGAGAGTGATAACCTGTTGAAATTAAAGAGTTATTTGACCAAAACGAATAAGAAAATGTACGACGTCATCATCGACTTTCTAGAACAACACGCGGCTTTATCCGATCGTCAAATGAACAAGATCGAGGATTTCCTGTGGAATTTGACAGAATGGAAAATCGGCCGCAATAGAGAACTGTCCTATGACGAAGAAATGTATGCTGTTGCTAAATTTGTGGAGAACGCCATCTATTCCATGACAAAAGTGTATCCCACCTTCCTATTGAGCGAAGATAAATACTACGACAATGTTCCTAAACACTGGAAGATTTCCAATCAACATGCGGGGGATATAGAAGCGTTTATTGAGAAGTATTATTCGAGAATAGAACCGTTCCAGAACGACGATACACTGGTCCAGTTATTTCAACACGTAAATGTTTGTCTTCTTGATATCCACGTTTTCGTCAAAAGTATACCTATATATACCGAAATCATAAAACCGGTTGGCGCCGGTGCAGACGAAATGGCTACATTTTATTCGATGTTTGACAAGGACACCGTTTATCTGTTACACAAATACTGTTTTCTATCGTGTCTCTACGAATATGTAGTTTCCAGTGACGATAGCGAACTGTTGAGAACAAATATTCAACAGGTACGAAAAATTAATCGCGATACTATTTCGGAACGCAAAAATGCTTCGAATGAAGTCACTTCGGTTTTAGTAGCCGATGACGATACCGCAGATCTAGACGAAAGTTTTCAAGAGGTGCAAATTAATATCGGCAATAAACAGGAACTGAAAGAGAAGGTTGCTTCTCTACTCATCGCATTTTTAGAAACGGAAATCGACAATAAAAACACGGTCAATATGTCCTACAAAGACATTAAAGAAAAAGTAACACGAAGTAAAAACCGAGAAAAACAGGGAATTATCACACGTTTCAAGAACATGGAAAATGAAGAACGCGCAGTAGAGAACATGTTGAAGAATTATCGTATAGGACGATGGAACGTAGGACAACAGAAAGGTTTAATACAATACGATAAAGATACGTATGACAGGGAACGCCTGGAAATGCTGGCGGATCCGGGAATTTACGACGACGAAGTTTCCGCATCGATCAACGAAATTCATGATTTTGATTATTTAGACAAAACGAACGAACAAAACGCAGCGGAAGAAGAAAGTCGAGCGATTTACGGACTAGAAGATTTAGGAAATGGTGACGGTTTTACCGACGGCGTTTTCTACGAAGAAGATAGAGACGAAGAAGATTTCTATGAATAATTTTTATTCGTATATTGTAACATGGCTTCTTCGTTGAAAGGTGTAATCCGAAATTATAAATTATCGTTCTCCATTTCCCTATTTTTACTGTTGTTTTTTATAGTCCATTCAATAAAACCGTCTTTTATGTACACGCCAGACGGCGGATTTCGAGAATTTGGTGTAGGGTATAAAAACAAAACGGTTTTGCCGATCTGGATTATATCCATCGTTTTAGCGATATTTTCCTATTTAGTTATATCATCCTACCTATTTTACTTTTAGTTTTCATGTAAACATTTACAGATAAAAGTATTTTTACAATGCATAGATGGAAGCGTCACATCTAATTGAAAATACTACAAAAAATTATATTTTTAGTATTTTACAACAATGTCATAAAACAAGAACCTCCTTTTACTATTATGTTCTCAACAGTCTTGTTTTAATTTCCTTTTTAGGAATAACTGGTTACATTCTTTATCAATGCAACAAGTCGAAACTCTCGGACGAAGAAAAAAATGCGAAACTGTGGAAAGATCAACAGTATGTCTTGTCTAAAATCCGCTATTTCAAAGAAGAAAACCAAAAACATTCGCAAATCACGAATTTACCATTCATGAAAGTACAGCCAGGGTGAAAGTGAACAAAAAGAAAATATGTGTTGAGATTATACTATGGATGAACAAGATGAACAATCTAGAGAACCTGCCGTCGCCGCCGAAGAAATCCCTGAAGTCGACCCCGAGCCGGAACCATCTAACCGACGGACCAAGAATTACGAAGAAGCGATTAACCACTACTTCAAAATAAAAAACGAATACGAAACAAAAGTAAAACATGCAAAACATCAAATATACGAAAAGGAAGAGAACAAGCAAATCGCTAAAAAGAAATGTTTAGCTATGAAACCGATCCCATGTATTCACTGTAAACGACCGGTAGGAACCATTTTTTCGGTTACTAAACAAAAATTGGCAGCTATATGCGGAGATAAAATAAAACCATGTATTCTCAACATTGATATATACAAGGGGTTCATCACAAATATCAAAGAGACTTTGGATTTATACAAGGAAGATATAGAATACCTAAAGGAGAACATTATTCAACAGAAATTAGATACTCTTTTTAGCTATATAAACGAAACGCAAACTGTCGAACTGTTTAAAAAGGGGCTGAATGCCTACAATGGCGACAATGTAGTATATAAAGAAGTACTGGATGAATATAATTCTTTATACAAAAACCAGGAGAAGATGGATTTAATAACAGAAAAAAACGCAGAAATATTTCGGCTCATTGAAAAGAGCAGAGGGTTTCTTCAAGAATACCGTAAAACGCAAAATACGGATTTTCTGAAACTAGCGGTCGAAACCAATGTAAAAGAAATAACACCTATCGTTGATGCTATACGATCATTAAAGTACGAAGTGATGGAAATGAACATCGACGAAGAGCAACAAACGTTTACGCTGTTTACGTACCCGGTTTTATTGTCTAAAGTAGACTATAACACTGGAGAGAAGCCGAGAGTTGTCAAGTATCTAACATGATTTGTTGTAATTCGTAACACCGTCCCAAACTATACCGTATTGGTTAGCCCAGTCTTGTTTAGCACATGTAGTACTCTTTCCTGGCATTATACCCCAATTAGGGTCATTGAAATCGATAGATAGATTTCCATTATTGTCTTGGTACAAACCCGGTATTCTGGTAGTATCGCGGGTTATAGGACTATTTGGTACATTTTTATGACCCATGGGACCACCATTTGGTATTTGACACGATTGGTCCGCATTTTGTATCCAGTAATCAGGACAACCTGCTACAACTGGCGGAAACGTCGCAGTATCTTTTTTATACATCATGCGAACACCAATATATGTTAATGTCAATATAAGTATAACGACAGCTGTAATTAGAACAATGTTATAAAATCCGAAATTCATTATCTATAATATTACCGAACATATTTTTCTCTTAAATCTCCGTTTAGTCAGAAATAAATTCTACAGAAATAATATATGTCGTCGTCGTCATTTACTTCAAATTCAATTGTTTTTGGTAATAATAATAATAAATGGTCTTCGTATGGAGAAACCCAGAATAATATTCTAAATAGTTCTCAACCCCAAAATGGCAGAATTAATTTACTAGAACCTCAGGACCCCAACATTGTTTTCAAAATGCAAGAGAAAATTGCTGTTAAGAATAAGGCCACCGAGTATCGCGAAGCCGTCACCGGAATATATGAAGACAATCTGTTATCGAAGGCCTATTTTTCCGCAGAGAACGTACAGATCCTGCAAAACGGTATTCGTGCCGGTGTATACGAAATGTCCGATAAAAAATATGTTATAGCTCCTCAAAATGTGGACACTTTGAAAGTTATCATGCGAAGTATTTATTTACAATATGTTGAAAATTACTTGAATGATATAACAGGACAAATTGAAAAACTGAATAAACTGGTTCTCGACTACGCTGTTCCAACCGTGTATAGAGAAGCTGTTGGATATTTGAAATATTGCGAAGACCAAAGTACGATTGCTATGCCACTTGCTATTCCTAAACATCATGATCGTCAGTATAAACAGCTGGAACTAAAGAATTATTTTTAGCCGTTTT